TGGTAGAGTACGCTGTCAAGCATGGTCGAGGCGGCAGGGAATGCAATGCTCTAACTACCCGGTCAAAGGCAGAAATCAATGTCGTATGCACGGTGGTAAAACATTATCTGGAATGGCTTCGGCTACCTGGGTGCATGGGCGTAACTCAAAGTATCTTCCACACCGAATGCAGGAAGCATTTAATGCATCTATGCAAGATAAGGATTTACTTGCACTTCGGCACGAGTTATCGGTTGTGGACGCAAGAATTTCAGACTTATACCAGAGAGTTGATACTGGCGAAAGCGGTAAATTATGGTTGAGGTCAAGAGAAGTATTACTGAACTTACGCAAGGCATTAGCTACACAGGACTTAAAAAAGACAACTGAGAGTATCATTGAGTTAGACGAATTAATAAGGCATGGTGCATCAGATTATGGTGCCTGGGATGAGATACATACTTTGTTTGAACTGCGGAGACGACTTGTCGAAACGGAGCGCAGGCGATTAGTAGATATGCAGCAAATGATCACTGCAGAACAGGCAGGGTCATATCTTAGTGCGATTACGTTAGCGGTGAGAGAGAATGTTACCGACCCAATTATTCTTAGGCGGATACAAGAAGCCTTTATCAGAATTTCTAACCAACCTGGTAATTGATGGCTTCGAGCCTGAGAGCTATCATACGGATGAAGAAATACTACCTTGGCGTGAATGGTTGCATTTACTATTCCCAACTTATGCAAGTAAACCATTTGCTCAAAGGCATGTAGATTTCTGGGAGTGGGTTGAGTGTATCATCAAAGGAGAGCGACCTAAACCACTTGTTGCTATATGGTCACGTGCTGGTGCTAAGTCAACAAGTGCAGAATTGGCTTGTGTTAGAGTAGGAGCGAAGCATACAAGAAAGTATATCTGGTACTGTTGCGGTACTCAAGAACAAGCAGATAAGCATGTGGAAACGATTGCATCAATGTTAGAAAGCCCGACTATGATGATACACCACCCTGCCCTGGCAGAACGCAAGTTAAGTAAGTATGGTCATTCACGTGGATGGAGAAGGCAGAGACTAAGAACAAGATCGGGGTTTACGATTGACAGTATAGGACTAGATGTGGCTACCCGAGGAGCAAAGGTTGAAGAACAAAGACCGGACATGATTGTCTTTGATGATATAGACGAGAAACATGACAGTATGCATACGATAAAAAGGAAGGTAGAAACTATTACGACTAATATTCTTCCTACCGGGTCACCTGATCTTGCAGTATTATTTATTCAAAATCTAATCCATCCTAACTCAATTGCTACCCAATTAGTCAAAGAAGAAGCGCCGTTTTTAGTTGATCGTATAGTTTCTGGACCTCATCCTGCAGTTGAAGGAATGGTAGTAGAACAAAAGAAAGACGATGAAGGATTACTGCGCTACATGATTACAGCAGGAAAGGCTACTTGGGAAGGACAATCACTTTCATTGTGCCAACAGCAAATTATTACTTGGGGATTAACAGCATTCAAACAAGAGGCGCAGCATGAGGTAGAAGAAGCGCCGGGTGGTATTTATAACCACATTGAATTTGCTCATTGTAAGCTAGAGGACTGTCCTGACTTTGTAGATGGGGCGGTATGGGTTGACCCTGCTATCACATCGAAAACAAGTTCAGATTGCCAAGGGGTTCAGGTGGACGCGATAGATGAGAAAGGTATGATATACCGCTTGTTCTCATGGGAACAAATCTCATCACCAGAAGGTGCGTTAAGAATGGCTATTCTAAAAGCATTTCAATATGGCTTTCATACTGTGGGAGTAGAGACTGATCAAGGTGGGGATGTATGGAGACCAGCGTATGAGAAAGTCTGTGACCAACTAATACTAGATGTTAACTATCCTCGCATTATAAAGACAACTCGTTTCCCACAGTTCAGGCAGGCAAAGGCAGGTGCAGGACATGGTAGTAAAGTTGAAAGAAGTATGGGTATGCTGGTCGACTATGAATACGGAAAGATAATACATGTACTAGGTACACATGATATACTAGAGAAGGCGTTAAGACGCTTTCCAAATCCACCACTAGACCTTGCAGATGCTTCATACTGGGGGTGGTGGTGGCTAACTAAAGGGAGTGGTGGGGCAATAGGGATGGGAGGCTGATATGGCTAAACAATTATCTAAACAACCAAGGTTTACAGAACCGAACCCGGAAACGTTCTTCATTGATGTTATGAGGTGGACTAATTTAGCCAGCGAAGAAGTGCCTGTTTATAAAGTAGACACAAGGCAACTTGATCGCTGGCTTTCTGAATTCTGGCACATGGAACCGCACCTTGCAGGTGTGTTAAATTCAGTTATATCCATTGATGCAAACCGGGGCTGGACATTAACAGGTGGCAGAAATCAAGTCATGCGTTGGACGCAAATACTGCATAACTGGATGGCAGCACCAGGAGTAGCGGGTTGGCGCCCTGGGTGTTCGGCATCGGCGTTGTCTTACTACACATCTAACCTGGGTGGGGTGGTAGAGATTGGGCGTGATGGCAAAAGCGGTCCAGTACGAAAGTTATATCACGTTGACCCAACTATGTGCCACATGACAGGGATACCAAGCACACCATTAGCTTATTCACCAGGGAATGGCAAAGAGCAGAAATGGGTTGAGGCTGATTACTTAAGAGTAGTCTCAATGCCAAGTATTTTAGAAAAGATGCGTGGGATAGGATATTGCGCATTAATGAGGTGTTTAACACTTGCACAGATCATGGTTGCAGTTTATCTACATGATAAGGAGCAACTTGGTGCACGTGCGCCACGTGGTTTACTTTTACTATCAGGTGTTAATGAGAGACAATGGGAGCAAGCCATGACTTCACGCAAGGCTAAGTTAGAAGGTGAAGGCTATCAGTACTTCAATGCGGTGGCTACATTGATGAGTTCAGGCATGGAACAATTAGATGCTAAACTTATTGCCCTGTCTAATCTTCCTGCCAACTTTGACTTGCAGAAGTTTACATCTATGCTGATGTATGGATATGCTTTATGCTTTGGATATGACCCGAGTGAGTTTTATCCAGTTCAGTTTGGTTCTTTAGGACGAGGAACAGAAGGCGAAGTGCAGCACATGAAAGCGACCAGTAAAGGCGGGATGAATTTTGCGCTATCTATGCAGGAACAACTACAACGTGAAGATGTCCTACCTCCGACACTTGCGTATGAATTTGAAGAGCGGGACGATGAAGGAATGATCATGCAAGCGCAAGCTGCTGATGCATGGGTAACCACTTATCGAAATGCAAGAGAAGCCGGACTTCAAGTGGATGGACAAGGTTCTATCAGTCGTGAAGAAATGCGTGTATTGTTATCAGAGCAAGGCATCATACCCAGGGAGTGGACGTTCCAAGCGGAAGAAGTTGAAGCGACAGACGAAGAAGAAGCTGAGACACAGATGAAGGAACGGTTACTTGAATTACCATCTATTTGGAAAGCTGCTGAGCGTTTCCCTGAGGAACCGATTGTACGATACTCATACCCAGGGCAAAAGATACGTGTACTGTGGAAACGTGCGGATGAGTTATTCAGACCAAGAGTATTCAGGTTGAAGCACAAGCGAGCGAAAGACGAGGTTGTGTATTATGAAGAAGGCGACGTTAAGATTACTGATGCTGACGTGGCGAGGTCTATTACAAATGCCGGGAAGCGCGTGTCTGCCGACTATGCAGCTTTACTCAATGCTGGAAAGTGGGAAGAAAAAGTGTGAGCAAGTACCGAAGCCGAAAAGTAGTAGATGATGGGATTACGTTTGATAGTATGATGGAACATAAACGTTATACACAATTGAAGATGCTGATCAATGCAGGTGTTATTCTTGACCTTCACGTGCATCCCATATTTAAGCTACAGCCGAAATACTACTCAAAGTCGCAGAGAAGGAATATCGCTGCTATTACTTATACTGCTGATTACTCATATCTTGAGAATGGGCAGGTCGTAGTTGAAGATGTCAAAGGTTTCAAGACCGCTGCGTTCAACTTGAAGAGGCGCATGCTTGAATACCTGTACCCTAATATCATATTTAAGGTGGTAGAAAAAGTATAAGGAGCGGAAGGCAAGGAAACCATGTATTATTGGGACGCTCTGGTCGGAAGGTACAGGGATGAAAAAGGTCGTTTTGTTGGGCGTGATACTGTCTACGCTTATGTAAACCAATCCCTGAATATATCCAGTAATGTATCTCAGGCACTTTCCAGTTGGGTATTTGACGGAAATATCTCTGTCAATGACTGGAAACTTGCTATGCGTGCAGAGATCAAGGATGAGTACATCAGACAATATTTATCCTTTGCAGGCGGCAGGAATAACATGACTCAAGCAGACTGGGGCAGCATTGGTGGGATGTTAAAAGAGCAATATAAGTACTTAGATGGCTTTGCGAATGATATTGCATCAGGAGATATGACCGAAGCGCAAATTGCTGCACGTGCGCAGATGTATATTAATTCAGCTAGAGAAGGCAGAGAACGTGCCCGGGAGAAGTCAGCCCTTAAAGCGGATTATGATGAAGTGTACTGGGAGATAAATGGTGCGCTTGAAAACTGTGGTGGGTGTATAGAGTTTAATCAAATGAGCTGGCAGCTAATAGAAGATAACCCGTATAAGGAAGCGTACCCTGGGTCTGGGGATACAGTATGCTTAACTAATTGTGGTTGTCAATTGGTGTATAAAAATAGCAAAACTGATAAAGAGTATGACTACTAAAGTGGATGGAATAAAATCAGACCAAGATGGCGCATGTATTAGAGTAGATGCCATGACTGGTCTAGTTAGGATTGATGGTGTTCCAGTATTCAAAGCCAGGATAGCCAGCTCTGGTGAGATCATTCTTCAAATTACTGATCCTAACAAATTCCGAGTAGAAGGAAGAGGGGCAAGATATATCGAAGTATCTTTAAGTAATCTAGTTAGTAAAATAAGAATTGCCGGTAGTTGACTATCTAATAACAATATGCTATAATATTATCAGTTGACGGCAGAACCATTTATTAGGTCAAAGCCGCATCCACTTAGGATGCGGTTCTTTTTATTTAGTGAGGTGAAGTATGCCATATACAGGAATAGACGACCCCGACCTCCCGGCGAATGTCAAGAAAATGTCTGATGCTGATAAAGCGCAATGGATTGCAGTATTCAATAGCGTTATGAAATCTTGTATAGCAGATGGGGGTACTACAGAAACCTGCGAGCCATCAGCGTTTACACAAGCCAACGGTGTTATAAAGAAAAATAAGAGAGGAGGCATCGTATTGGATATAAAGAACCTACTCAAGAAATTACTAAGTAAAGAAGAAGAACGAATGCAATCCCTGGGCACGTTCTATGAAGCGGTCTGGAATGCAGTATCGGAGAAAGACGAGCAGGCATGGTTGAATGATATATTTATGCAGGAAGATGGAACTATGCTGGCTATCATTGCAGCGGAAGGCAAGTTGTATAAGTGTAGTATTTCATACGCCAACGATGCAGTAAGTATGAGCGAGTGGGTTGAGGTTGAGTTAGCTTTCCCTGAGGTAGCGCAGACCACACTTCATCGAATGAAAGATGGAACGGTACGCTTTTTATCTGTGTCTAGTTCGACTGTACTGAACCGCTCAGGTCAGATAGATAGTAGGAAACTCTTTGACTCATTCATTGATCACATTGAAGAAACAGGTGAGTATCCAGTTAGAATGTTCTGCCATTGTGGTGAACAGTATGTAACTGGTAACGTTGATTACGTTGCACGTGATGAGAACTTATTGATCACTTCTGGTATCTATAATGATACCGAACTTGCAAAGCGGGAAATAATATCACGTGAGACTGACCCTGAGTACTGGGGTGAAAGTATTGGCTTTGAGTCCTCGGCAGAACCTGATTTTATTGAAATTGCCAAGGATATAGAAATACCTGTATATACCGAAGGCGTGCTGCGTGAAGTATCGGCAGTCCCGGAAAGATACGCTGCGGCATGGTTTACAGAAACTACCCAATTTGAATACGAGGAGGTAAAGAACATGTTAGATAAAAGAGCTAAAGAAGCTCTGGTAAAACTATTTGACGGTGACTTGGCTGCTGCTGATCAATGGTTACAAGAAAACGTAGATGCAAAGAACCGCACCATTGAAGAGCAGAACATGATCACCCGTGAGGTTGAGCCTGTGGTTGAGCCTGAACCAGTAGTTGAACCAGTAGTACAAGCCACAGAATTGCCTACGCTTGAGTTGGACGATGCAGCAGTATCGGCTATTGTTAATCAGTTGGTTACTCGCCAAGCTGCTGAATTGGAAGCATTGCTTGCGCCAGTCAATGATGCAATCAAAGCGTTAGATGACCGGGTGTCTGCGCTAGAGAAAGCTGTCAAAGGCGATGAACCAACAGAAGAACCACCAGCGGTCACGGAATTGAAAGATCGTCTAACTGCCCTGGAAGCGTCAATTGAAGCTAACAGGCAGAAAACGTGGTATGAGGACTTGCCAATCAAGTCCACGCTCCGAGTAACACATCGACCACGTGAGAACGCTGACCCAGAAGAAGTAACACAAACCAAGCCGGAGACTTTTGCAGATGTAGCAGATGCTACTTTACAATCGCTTGGCATTAAAGATAAATTCGGTAACTAATCGGTATTCAGAAATCAAACTATTAAGGAGGATTATACACAATGAGTATTCTTCAGCAATTACTATCAGAGCTACAAAGTGCAGCGCCAAGCCAAAACCGTTTGGCTGAGTATGGTGTATCTGGGGCTGCATCACCATTCGGTTGTTGTAACTTCTTTGACCGCTGTGGTGATGGTGACTTAATGTCACTTCACTACGAAGGTCGCTTACCTTTGCTTGACTGGATGGGTTTCAATGTCGGTGATGAATGTTACCGAACTATCGAGTTCATGACCTACACCCGCCCTGAGTACTACCAGGGTTCTCCAACACCAGGGTATCTTGAGTTTCCTTGTGAAGACCCATACGGCGTTGAGTATGGTTCTTGCAAGCTGACCGTTGAGGACTTCGGACGTTTTGGGCGTACTGGTCCAATTCGTGAAGTTGCCAAACCCAAGAAATACTGCAAGACTGATCCGATCTGGCGACTTGACGGAACACCTGTCACGGACGAGTTGGAATGGGATATGAAATTCGTAAGTGACTCAATCATTCAAGATGTCTCAAAAGCACTCATTACTGGTAGTTCAGCTACGCCCGGTCTATTTGACGGTCTGGAACGCTGGGTGAAAACTGGTTATGATTGCAGCATCCTTGACTCAATCGTGGTTGATTGGAATGGTAACCCGATGAGTGGCGGTGCAGGCGCAACCTGGAATGGTACAGCCATTCCTAACACGTCTAATTTTGTGGATGTCTTGCTTGCAGCTTATCGCAGAATTAAGCAGCGCATTATGTGGACGCCTCGTCTTGCGACAAGCGTTCCATCCATCGGTAACATGATCTTGGTCATGCCAACCGATGTGATTAACTGCTTGCTGGATATGTACACTTGTTGGTCTGTCTGTGACGGTAGCCAGTACAACGAAGTGTCGCTGCAATCTTACGAAGCACGTGCATACCGCAACTCACTCAACGGTGGTTTGTACGGCGCTGGTCAAATATTCCTTGACGGTCAGACCATTCCCATCATGGGATATGACTTTGAACTGATCAAAGGGCCGAAAACTGCAGACATCTATTTCTTAACTGGTGCTGTGGGCGCTTTCCGAATTTGGGAAGGTGAGTTCATTAACGCTGCTGTTCCGGCTGCACAGTACTCCACTTTCTATACTGCGACTGATGGTGGTCGTATGTTATGGAATGTAGAGATTGATAACCTGTGCCGTGAAGTCAAAGGTTGGATGTTCCCTCGCTTGTTCTGTAAAGCTCCATTCTTGCAGGCACGCTTCCAGGCAGTTCAATGCAACCCGCTTGGTGGGTTCTTATCACCTGACCCGACTGAAACTTCATTCTACCCATTATCATCGTTCTCTCAGGCAGAATGTCCTGAGTTTGATGGTGGTGGCGGACGTTTCGCAACCTAACAAAGCCATAGAGGGAGGCAGGCAACTGCCTCCCTGGGAGCAATGCTTTGCTGACTGTAATCGTACCTTTCTATAATGGAAATAGTTACATTGATCGTCTTATAAACAGTTTGCCAAAAGACATAAATGTTCTTATAGTAGACGACCAGTCACCTGCACCTTACCAATTTAATAGTTATCCGAAAATACGTTCTGTTTGGATGGATCACAAAGGCTACTTCACCGGAGCGGTCAATGCAGGAATGCAGTTGACTGATACGGATGTTTTGATACTGAACCAGGATACTCACTTTACAAATAAGGGATGGCTGGATGTACTTAACAGTAATAATGACGAGTACGCAATCATCGGTGAGCGCATTGGTGGAGAGCACCCTGCTTGGGAGCAGGGCTACGTGCAAGGCACGTTCATGTATATCCGAAGAGATGTGATAGATAAAATCGGATTGATGAATGAAGTCGATTACCCACTTTGGGGAAGCACATGCGAATACCAATTGAGAGCATGCCGAGCCGGGTTTAAAGTCAAACCGCTAAAAAAAGTTCCTGGGTTCAAGCACAGTAGAAAAGGTGGAGTAGGAGATAGCATCAAAGAAATCCTGTACCAAAATCCTGATAAAAGAAATCTCTTTATCAGGACACCACCCGCTATTTCAATCGTGGCGACTTACTATAACAATGGTCGCTACGCCAAAGACTTGATTGCTTCATTGATGGGTGGGTCAACTGAACTTGGTAATTTTGATCAGCAATCGTTTGCTTCGTTTGAACTAATACTAGTCAATGATGCATCAACCGATAATACGCAT